AGTTGCTGACCAATTTGGAATTAAAAGTGTTGCGCAAGAAATGATCGATGCAAAACTTGCACAAGAGAAGATGCAAGAGATGAAGAACATGATTAATATGCGTTTCGGTCCAGATACGTGGCAATCTATTGTAGATGAAAGAGCGAAACGAATACAAGAAGCAAAAGAAGCTGCACTAGAAGCTAAGAGACAAAAACAAAGAGAACACGCAGAATTTATTGAGTCATTAAAAATGATGGCAATTATTGGTATTGCTGCTTTAGGTGGATTAGCCGCATTTGGATGGGTTATGTACACAGCTGCAACAGGTAATCCGCAGTAATGTATGCATTCGTAATGATTTGCATAACAATAGCTCTTATGTGCACTTTAATATATGGAGCATATATCTATGATGTGTGGCCTCCAACAGAACCACAAACAGAATTAGAAAAAAAATGTCAAAATATTAAACAACGCTTAGCGTGGTTTTGGGTAGAAAAAAAATGGGAATAATAATTTTTGCAGTAGTTTCTCTATTTCATCTTGATAATAGAGAATTTTTTGATACAGTAGCAGAGCAAGTTAAGGATTATGATTGGCATTCAGTAGAGTGCAGAGAAGTAGATCCTAACTTACCTTCTCTAACAATTAGAACTCCAAATGGCAAAGAACTAATTTGTCATAAATTAAAATAATGTACATAGCTCTCGTTATGGCTTGTCTTGTCAATGATCCCGAATATTGCAAAGTATTGGAAGACCAAAGAGGTCCATACCAAACATACGAAAAATGTCAAGCTAGAGCATATGAAATGTCTGAAGCTGTGCATCGTCATATGCGTGGCTATAAATCAATTCGTTGGAAGTGTAAACCTGTTGCTAAAGGACAACTTAGTGGTCGATGGTAGATATTTCATATCTATCACAGTCATGCACATACAATTGTAAAATAGCATAATGAATCACTTTCATTAAATCTTTACGTGCATCTTCATTCGAGCCTTTATTACCATATCTTTGAGCATATTTCATTACATTACCCATATTAAAACCAGTTCCATGACCGCTATCATAAATAAATTCTGATGCTTGAAACTTCTTTTTAGAATAATGTTGATTATAAGTTTGTTGAATATAAGATTCAATTTCTTCTATATACACATCTTCATTAAATTTATAATCGACTTCATTATCTAATTCAAAATCGTATTTCATTATTTTTCCCATCTATAAAATATGTGTTGATCAATAACAATTGTTTTTTCTTTTGTTGCTGCCCATTCTGGCTTTACGTAGTCGGCATGATAATGAGTAGCGCCATTGGTGAAGTCTGCAAGATGTCCGTTATAGATTTTAAAAGCGAGGGAACGAGCAAACTCATAAATGTCGTGGTCAACAAAAGGAATATTGTCAGACTTGCCATCACAATACCAACTAAATTGACAGCGATGACGAAGTGGGACCATAATTGTTTTGTCTTTCCAAGATGGTCTTTCAGGTCCTTGCTTAATAACCTCACAATATGAGTGAGGAAAACGATCATCATTAACACGATTACGAGTGACAAGAGCGACACCGATCATTCCTTTCGCCGATTGATTACGAGCTTCCCAATATATATTATCTGCCAAACACTTTTGTTCAGTGTATGAAGCATGATAAGTACCAGCATTTGCTTCTACACCAAATGCAGATTTCCCGGTAACAATACCACCGAGAAATGCAAGTGCACATGCACCTAAATAATAGATTTTCATGCTGCAACCTCATCTGCAGTCCACTGTCTACCGTTAGGTGATGACATAGCAAGACGTTCGAAACCTATAGGTTTTACAACATAGCATTCATGAGTTTCTGTCGTGATCACGTCGCCAACTGAAATAGAGCGCATACGACCCCAAAGTCTTTCGATCTTTGACTCTGGACCAATGTTGCCAATCTCAAATACTTCATCAAGATCTTTAGCTTCGATAACACAAACTTTTTCATAAGATGATAAAAAGAACACAGGATCTACTTCGCCCATAACTACAGCGTCTAGTGCTTCTTTTTCGGTCTTACGATCTTTGCGAATTTGGTGAACAGTATATATCATAATTATCTCCTCTTTAATTATGGATCTATTATACCCTATTTTTATAGCTTTGTACATGCTAAAAACGCATTAAAATGAATTTTTTTTAATAACTTTGAGATAATCTCCACATTAGATATTCTTTGCTTTCGATTGGATTATATTTATTTGGCTCATCTCTAAGATTCTCAACCATAGTACCAGGTGTAGGATCTACAAAGTGTGGCATACTATATCGCGTCTGATCTATATGACTATTGACAACTCTATGTTTTGTACTTACAAAGTAATCATTAGTCCAACGTTGCAATAAGTCACCAATGTTAACGACTACTCCATCATTTGCATACGGGACTGGATGCCACGATCCTTCGAGATCTTGGACTTCGAGGCCCGGAACGTCATTAATTTGCCAAAGTAAAGTAATAGTACCGTAATCACTATGCTCTCCTATTCTCATTTGTTTATCTTCGAGTGGGCCAGTATATGCTGGATAGTGTATAACGCGAGTTGTATTATAAGGATCTTGATGTGCATCCACGAGTATGGTTCCAGTATCAAGAATAGTATCAAACTTTTCTAAAATTCTAAGTGTTAAATCATCTGCAATTCGAATAGTTTCTAAGCCATTCTCTTTGAATCCATTTACTTCTCGAGGCCAGAGTTCCTCAGGCATTCGAGTGTTGTTATAATTAAAACTTTCTTTCATATCCTTAGGCGCAGTTGGGTCTACATTCTCTGCACCCATTATACTATAACCTAAATTATTTTCTGCTTGATATGAATATTGTTTTTTAGTTTCTATATCTAATTCAAAAAAACCTTTCATGTCCTCAAACCAACGATGCATTATATGTTGATCTTTGGATGTAAGTGTATTAGTAAATACTGCGAAGCCTACAGTAGTATAGGCCTCGCGTATTTCTTCCAATACTGATTTACATGTGAAATCAATAACTGGAATCATTATTTTGGTACCGTAGCGTCAATGCCTTCTACATAGTACATCATACTATTTAGATGCGCATCATCTGCAACTTCACCGTCTTTTAATTGAAGCTTACCGGTGTTGTCTTTAATTGGTCCTGTAAATGCAAAGTAATGGCCATGAGAGATCATATCTTTAATCTCTTGTGCTTTAATCCTTACATCTTCAGGCATATTTGTGAATGGCGCCATTTGCACAGCCCCGTCTTTCATATGTCCAAAGTAGTTTTCTTTTTGCCAGTTACCAGCAATAACTTGGCCAACCTTCTTAATGTAATAAGGTCCCCAATTATCAATGGTCGCTGTGAGCTGTGCCTTAGGTGCAAATTTAAATTGATCACTTGCCTGACCAAAACCTAACTTACCTTTTTGTTGCGCAGCCTGTAATGGTGCAGGAGAATCAGTATGCTGTGCTACCATATCACAACCTTCAGCCATCATAACATTAGCTGCATCTGCTTCTTTGCTAGGATTATACCAAGTATTTGCCCATACGATATCGATATCAACATCTGGATTCATTTTCTTTGCACCAAGATAGTATGTGTTAATCTCGCGAATAACCTCTGGGATAGGATATGCAGCAACATAGCAAATCTTATTAGTCTTAGTCATCATACCTGCAATAATACCTTGTACGTGTCTTGCTTGGTATAGACGCAATCCATAAGAACTCATATTATCTGCTTGTTTATAGCCAGTGGCATGCTCGAAGTATACGTTCGGAAATTCCTTAGCAACTTTTAACATTGGTTCCATATAGCCAAATGACGTTGCAAATACAATATCATTTGTTTTTGCTAGCATACGAATTGTGCGCTCAGCATCTGGACCATACTTTACACTTTCAACGTAAGTTGTTTTTACTTTATCGCCAAAAGCTTCTTCTACTTGTTGACGACCAATATCATGACGGTATGTCCATCCATGATCACCAACTGGGCCTACGTATACAAATCCAACTTTAACCGGTTCTGCGTGAGCCATAGTTAAAGCGGAAAGTAACATTGCACCCGCTACTAGTAATTTTCGAAACATATGTTCTTCTCCCTTCTGTTTCGGTTAGTTACAAAATTCTTGTATCATTGGAAAAATAGGTTCCAATGCTTTAGCACATTCTAATGCTAATTCGATGTGTTCTTTCTGTGTCCCATGACCTGAACGTAATCCGATATAATGGATCCATGACCTAATGGTCCCATTGACGTACAAGCGGGATTCCATAATACCTTCCGGTAAAACTGAACGAGCTTGTTCTTTAGCAATACCATTATCGATTGCCCATTGATATGATTTTTTTGCTGCATTTACTACCTCCGCTTGATTTTGCAACCAGTCAAGTTGTAAGTTAACTCTTTGATCACTGTCCATCATGTCACTTAATTCTAAGCTATTTTGTCTATTCTTTGTATCTTGTAAACGTGCATCTCTTAATTTAAATTTTAAATCTTGTGTAGGATCAGCGTATCTTTGGCTAAATTCTTGGAAAGAAAATGATCTATGTCTTAGTAGTTGTCTTGCTATATCACGTGTAGTCGTAACTTCTAGGCAAGCGCTAACCATTTCAAATGGCGACCAGTGTTTTTCTCTAATGAGATATCGTAATAATTTTTCCGAGGTTTCGGTGTTATCTTGGTTCGAGGGATTCGAGACACGGGCTGCGTACGCAATAAGTTCTTGGAGATCGTTACCGACATAGAGTTCCTCCGGTGGTTTACTATAGCTAATTAATCTAACTGTCATTTAGGTATTCCCATTACATAATTTTCTCCACAGTCTTCAGCGTATCTTTCACTATGCTCGTATAAAGATCGCGATTCAATAAGTTGTTCATGTTCCCACATATCTACATAATAACCGTGTGAATTTTTCATTACGTATGCTTTACGGTGACTAAATTCATCATCACCCCAATATGTGCTTAATTCTATTCTGTCATTACTTTTTGTACGTACCATACTTGATCAACATCCTTCTGATAATTTTCTCCAAATACTTCTTGAATAGCCTTTTTTACTGATGGAACTTCACAATCATGACCAATAATATAACCACCGACTTTTATTTTTGGCAGCCATTTTTGCATATCAATTTTACAAGATGGATATGAATGATCTGCATCGATAAAAACAAAATCTAATGTTGCATCAGGAGTTTTTTCTGCAGCTTCAATTGTAGTCATATTCATAATCATACCATTTTTATAATTACGCACTTTTTCATTTAGTTCTTTTTTCATTTTGGCATATGCATCTCTATTTACACCCATCCAAGAATCTACACCAAAAAGAATTAAATTTGGATGTGTATCTAAAAGATGGAAAAATAAATAACCTGATTGCACGCCAAGCTCTGCGCCAAACGTAAGATTGTTTTCTTTAATTAATTTATCGACAACACTTCGCCTTGATTGTTCATAGTCTGGAAACTTTTCTCTTCCAGTACCACCTAACATTTTATCCATTTAAAGCCCATTCCCTATCTTTACAAGCTTGACATTCACCGCACGGTATTTCAATTAATTTATCACATGAATTTGTCATATGCATAATATCTATAATATCATATTTAATGTATTTTTTTATAATATCTGTCCTATATAAATTAAAATATGGTTGATGTATTTTGACATCGCTTATTATTTGATTACGAAAGTCTATGCGATCATTTCCATTCATCATTGTATGACGTGTATCATTAAGTATATGTTTTGCTATCTTACTTGTGCCAGCATAAAAATCAGTTAGTTTAAACTTATCAATAGCACGAATATATGTTTGAATATGATTTACTCCATAAGTGCTATCAGTGTAATGTGTTATACGATCTGATTTAAATTTAGTAAGTACTTTAGCTGCATTTTTATGAGCTACGGTATTACGTGATCTAATATCATTAGTTATACAAACAATATGTTCTTTGGTTTCATTCAGTAATTCGTATAGCAACATTGTACTATCCATACCACCGGTGAAGCCAAGTCCTATCATAATTTAAAGTCCTTAAACTTTGACATATTTTCATGAGCTTCTGTCTTATCAAAAACTGGTGTATCATCTGTCAATGTTTGTTCATTTTCATCAACATCAAATAATCTCATCTTTGATCGATCTACGCCTATCACAAATCTCTTATATGATGTAGGATCATTATATCGATTTTTCAATTGTTTAACCATCATTTGACCTTGTTTTTCTAATTCTTCTGTAGAAATAAGGGCAAACATTAGATCTGCTGTAGCGGGTAATCCAAAAGACTCGGACGTATCTTCAAGCCCAACATCCGAATTACCATAACCACTACGAGTCGTTTGCGTTGCAGAGAAGATCGGTACGTCGAACTCGACCGCAAGACCACGTAACTCTTCAGCAATTGCTTTAATGTAAGTGTATGAATTAATCGATCCTCCCATTGCCTTCATACGAGATGATGCACATATGTTCAAGTAGTCAATAAAAATAATATCAGGTGTAAATTGTTTTTTAAGTTTTAGTTCATTTAACAATGCACGAAAATGTCCAGAATGTGCAGAGCCAGTTGGGTATTCTTTAACAATTAATTTACCTGCTGTTTTACGGGCTAAATCTTGAACCTTTGTAATGAACATTTCATTCGATAGATTGGGTAACTGATCAATAGGCGTATTCAATAGATTAGCATCAATACGTTCAGCGATACGTTCTTCAGCCATTTCCATTGTAATGTATAGAACATTACGACCTTCTACAAGAGCACCACTAGCAACATGACACATGAATAGAGACTTGCCAACGCCAGTACCTGCGAGAGCAATGTTAAGTGTTTTACTCGGTACACCACCTTTTGTAATTTTGTTGAAATATTCGAGATCAAATGGAATCCTATCTTCTTCTTTGTGGTAAAAATCAAAGCGATCTTCAGCATTCTCTACATAATCGTGACCGACATTTGTATCAAATGCAACTCCAAGAGCTTTACTTAATAAATCTGGTAAAGCACCCTTCGTAAGGGACTCATGTTTACCATCAATAATAGTAATTGATTCCATTACTGCATTATATATTGCTCTATCTTGACACCATTTTTCTGTGGTATCAAGTAACCATTGATCATCAATCTTTTCTTTTGAAAATAGATTAGGTAGAATATCAACAGCAATGGTATATTGTTCACCAGTCAATCGATCTGTCTGATCTAATTCAATTTTAAAAGATTCAGATGTTGGCAGTTTATTATATTTAGCAACAAACTTACCTGCTTCTTTAAATAATATACGATAGACACCTTCAAAGTAATCTGGTTTTATGAATGGCAATACTTTACGCATATATTGCTCATCTGTTAATAGATTACGTAGGATTGTCTGTTCAAGATTTGTCTGCAAGTTTCCCGTCTTCTCTCATCTGCGCTCGAATCTCAGTGGCCGAAATACTGTGCATATCAGCACCAAGATCATGCTCGGTAAATGTGTAACCAACACCACGACCATATCCAATGTCAACGATGTTTGGTACAACCATTATAACATAATCTTCATCAATTGTAAACCCATGCATGAATAATTCTGCAATAATTTTTTCTTTTACAGTTTCAATATCAAATGGATTATCATCTTGACCTGGCACTCGAGAGTTTGCCTCTCTCTTTTCAGGTACCTGTCTAATCATAATTGCAACTTGACCTGTCATGGAATGGCATTTTTTAAATAACTCTGTATGAGCAGGGTGCCAAGGTTGCCAACGACCAAGCATTTGAACTGTAGGATTTAGTGGATTAAATTGCATTATTCTCCACCTGTAATGAATACCCACTGAACACCTGTTTCAGGAGAATCACCAACCTTTGAATTGCCAGCTTTCGACCAATCAACTTGAGCAATTGTTTTAATTTGATTATTAATTTTGGACCAGCTTTCAACATCTTCGGTTGTTTGAGTAGAATAAACATATTCTGTAGTTGGCTTATCATTATGATCCATATATTGATGCATACCATAACCTAATAATCCTAGTATAATTGCTGCTTCCATTTTATCTCTCCATATATTTCTTAATAAGTGGTAATAATTGTGAATGAGTATCATCAAACCATTTGGCTACATGATAGTCACATGTTGGCGGATCTTCAAACATTTTATTCGTGTCATCATATCTACCTTCTTTAATAGTGTCCATCCAAACTGTAAAATCTGGATCAAATTGTTTTCTTGCTGCTTCTGTTGGACAAACAAAATCTGTAACAGCAATTTTACCTGCCATTACAGCACCATCTGCTAAATGCCGCATTCTTAATGCTTGTCTCATTCTTCCTTCAGGACTAAAGTCCCATTTATTCATATCAGGTCCTTCGTAATAAGAACGAATTTTATCAGCATTAATCCATACTGCACTCAATAAATTGGCGAGTGGTTCTGCTAGTGTAGTTTTTCCTGAGCCAGGCAAACCAAAAATTAAAATTTTCATTTCTTCTCTCGCACTTGAATACTGCCATCATTATTTTCAATTGATGCATGGATAATTTCTTCTAAGATTTCACCAACAACCAATTGAAGATCTGGATTATCAATTGTTAAAGTATTATCTGGAGTTTCAATTATCTGAAAATTATAAGTTAAGACTCCTTCATCAACTTCATTAAAACTAATTGTACCAACTTCAATAACTGTTTCGATAAAGTTACCTTCTAAGATTCTAATATGCCAATTTTGCGCATACTCAGGACCAGGAACTAGTTGATAAGTTTCGTTTTCTTTATGCTTCTTGTATGTCGAGATCATTATCTTCTTTACCACCAATCATAAATTTTTCTCTAACATAATCTTTAAAATCAGTTTCTTCTAATATCGGTAACCAAAATTCTTCTGAGAGGGTGTCTTTTTCTCGAACTTTTGGGTCCAATAATTCTCCAGTAGTACGATCAACCCTACAATACCAACCATTAGAGGGCTTAGCAACATAATTGCCAGACATAGCAACATCCAAAAGACCACTATAGGACTGCACACCACCGTCCCAACTAACAGAAATAGGAATTTTAGACTTTTCTTTAACATACCTTGATTTCTCCACGTTAACGACAAAATGGTAACCTTTGATTTCAGTACCTACTTTATCTTGTTGACGACCAATAATCCAAATATTATCTGCTGAATAATATATACCTGTACCACCAGAAACTACAGCTTTTGGAAATAAACCAATCTCCATATATGTATGATTTACCGCGATGAGTGGTATGTCTTTCATATTTAGATACGGCGTAGTCATGCGGAATAAACCTTTAAGTGACTTAGCACGAGACATATCTGCTACAGACTTTTCGCTAATAGCATCATCTAATTCTTTCTTTGATGCCAAGTTACCAACTGAATCAATGACAATAATAACTTTGTCATTACGATCGAGTTCTTCAAGTTGTGCAATAATATCAAACTTAAGTTCTTCTACATTAGCAATAGGTGTATGCAACACGCGAGAAGTATCGATATTATATTGTTTGAAATATGCTTGTGGTGAACCAAACTCAGAGTCATAAAATAACATAACAGAATCTGGATATTTTTTCATATATGCTGCAGCCATAATAAGTGCGAATGATGTTTTAAAATGTTTTGATGGACCTGCAAGTACTGTAAGGCCAGGTGCCAAACCTCCATCGATAGAACCAGATAATGCAACATTAAGCATAGGTACATCTGTTGGTACCATATCCTTTTCGTTGAAGAACTTTGAATCTGCAAGGATTTCTGATTCTTTTACCTTGCTGTTCTTCTTTAGTTTATCCATAATACTCATATAAAACTCCTTTTAACTGGTCAATTATACCATATTCTCATCTATTTGTACATTAGATTTTAACTCTGGGATTGAATTAAATAAATTTTCTTTTCGAATGATATCGATTTTATGCGAGATAATTTCTAATTTTATAGAACCATCACAATCTTGCGGAGTTTTCAGTTGCGCAATAATTTGTTGTAGTTTTTCTTTCATGTTAAAATTATATTGCAATCTATAATCCAAAATCATATTCATTATATCAGATAAAGTTTTTTGTTTAGCAGCATTATTCATAACACTAATATTATAATGCGCAGGTGAATGCAGCATATTGAATCCTATTTTATCAATTCGTATTCCTATATTAACTAAATGATCTATAATATTACGCAAGCGGTGTACATTCATAACACTAACTGTTATAGAAGGTGAAGGCTCAATGCCTGCTGCAATAACTTCTTTTAGATTTTCTTCAACTTTATTCCACTGAGTACCTGAGCGAATAATTTCGGCTCTTTCATGTATCTCATCAATACTTGGCCATAAGCGCACATCAAATTTTTTCCAATAATCAAAGACATGCTTATTACCTCTTTTTAGAGTAGACATATTGGTATTGTATTCTAATACAACATCGTGTCTGCCTAATCTATCAAGTTCACTTAGTATATACCAATGTTCGTCCATTAAAAGCGGCTCTCCGCCTGCAAAATATATCCTTTTTACCTTAAAAATATTTTTATCAATTAAATTATAGATATTTGATTCTTTATTCTTAAGAATCTTATTATTATAAGGTCTACCAAGTTTTTTTGAATCTGGTATCCAAGATGAACTAAATTCTGGCCCACAACTTCGACATTTAAAATTGCATAAATTACTAAATCTAAAGTCCCAATGTAATAGATTTAAATCGGCAATAGGTGATTTAATCTCTGCTAGCTCTTTAGCAAATTTTTCATTACTATGTTGACGATTACTACTTACACCAGTTTCTTCTTTCGAAAAACAACGTGTGCAAATCTTAGGCTTTTTACCATCTAAAAACTGTTGGCGTAAGTTAACCATACGAGGACTATTCCATATATCCTCTATTGGCTGATTATTTAAATCACCAATTACATAGTTATTAGTAGATACGCAACATGGTACGACTTCGCCGTTTGGATTTAGATTGACATGCACCCACGGTAATACACATATATTATGCGAAGAATGCTTCAAGCGATGCTCCGTATTCTTCTTTCTCTGTCCATTTTTTTCCTTGCCAATGAGGATATGATTCACGAGAAAGATGAACTGACTGAGGTTTTTCCATTGCTTCGTAACTTAATTGACCAATAGGATTTAATAATGGTTGAGTCCACTCGTAAACTTGTGTGTGAGACTTTAATCTTTCATTAAATGCATTACGAACCTCATCACGTTGTTGCCACTTTCCAAAAAATGGTGTGCCTTTATACCATCCAGTTTTTGGAATTTTACGAGCTTCATCTTCAATAGGTAGTGGTTCCCATGCTGTGACATTTGCTTTATGCAGTGCTCGTATACGATCGACTTCTTTTCCATATCTATCAGCTAATTTTTTAGCTTCTTCGACTGGATTATCAAATCTACATAAATGATGACGTATATCAATATTACCAAAATATGTTTCTATATTATCATACTCTCCGCCTTCAGGAATAAACTCTTCAAATCCTCTATTAATAGATCCATGAAGTGTAGAAAATGGTACAGATATATTCTCCCATCCGGGACGGTACATACATATCGCATGACTATCGCCGAATGCAATATTTCTATATCTCTTAATCGTATTAGGATCTATTGTTTCGGCTTCACCTTGTAGTTTTCTAAGATTTTCCCAATGCACATTATTCCATTGCATATTTTTTTTCTGTAATCTATCAAGGAACATAGAAGCATAATCAGGAAAGTCAACAATGATCGATTTGATTTTACCATTAAAATGTGATAAAGCAGAAACAAATTGAGTATTTGCATATGCTTCGATACCACCAAATAAATTTAAATTGCCACTCCAATCAGATCCATGATAGAAATAAATTTCTTCATACGGGGTATAATCAGTAATTTTGTTACTGACTAAATTAACCGTTACATCCATACCAGCTTCGCTAAGCTGATCTGCATAAATTATTGCTTGCGCAGCTTTATGCGAATGTATTTTGTTCGAGATTGGTCCCAGACCCGTGAGTAGTATTTTTTTCATCTTTAGTCCACTTTCTATATGAATCAACTCTATCGTATATAGTATCATCGTTTAGTACTGGTTCAGTACCTACATTCCAAAATAAGATGTCCCTATCAGTATTTTTAGGGATATAACGCCATGCTTTTCCATCATATGTGTTTATGCTTGGGAAGGGCGGCAAGCCTTCTTTAATTTCTTTAGTAAATGGTTCAGGCGCAGATATAATATTGCTATGTCCAACTTCGCCTTCTTTCATATTACGAGCAACAGCAACAGCATGAAACTTAGCGTTTGGCCACGCGATCTGTAATGCTCGATGAAGTACGCCTGTAGATACTACGGTCCATACTTCTTCTGGTTCTGGTATTGTTGCAGCTACCTTTACGATGCCTGCCGTAACGCGTTCGTGCTTTAAACCTAACGGGATAAAAAATGCATCTTCTTTGTCTCTTGCCCATTTTTCTGCTATCCTATTAAGATTAGGCATGGCAGCAACACGATGAAACTCGTAGTCAGCACCCCGTTCAATACAACAAGCCTGATGATGAGAGATTCTTTTTGAGGAGGGCATAAAAAGTTTAACGCGTTTTCCTCTTCGTTTGGCCACATCCAAAAGCGAAACCCCTGCCAAACCAGTGCGAGGCTGAACATAAACAAGAGTGGAGTGATTAAGACCAGATATAAGACAATCGCCACCGCGAACCTTTGATCCAGTAATGAGATCATCTCGTACAACTCGTACACCATTATATGTCTCCACTATTGGAGCAGGGTTAGGATCTATCCAACTACCTGCTAAATTGAGATAATATTCTTTTGCTTCTTGACGCGATGTAACACCATCTAAAAGCAAAGCCTGAACATCTTTATTAATATTATCGATTACGTGTTTATCGTGTGACATAAGTATATTATACCAAATTATGCTAGGAATGTAAACCTTTTTTTAGAGAAAAATTACGTGGATAAATCCATTCATATGGAATTTTCTTTGTAGTAGATTTGACTCCATGTTTAATAAATAAATGTTTACACCACATACAAGCTTTATCTTCAATATTAATATTATATTGCCGCTCCATAGGATTATCTTTATGCGCAGCTAAAGTATTAAATTGTTCTACTAACCATTTTGCTTGGTCATTAATAGGTTCGTAATTACCATTTTCATCTAATTCAAATTTTGTTTTACCGAATAAGTTTTTTCCACCAAATATTTGCCATAACCCATAAAACGATAATGTTCCTGGCGTGACCCACGATTCTGGATCAACGAGATCAGGTCTTGCCATAGCTATGTGACGAGATAGATTCTTATATGGATACATAACGTTTCTAAATCCGTATTTTTCTTTCGTATGTTTCTCAAGTTTAGATGCCAATTCCATCATTTTTAATGGTCGATTTGATTGCAAAAGCGGATAACAATCTTTTGCGATTTGTTGTGGTGTTTCACAAAGCCATTCTTTTACCTTAGTACCTTTAGGATAATATACCTGAAATAAATCTGATCTTGCATGTCTTTCTGTAATAAATCTATTTTTCATGGCATCAATACCATGATCTCGTAATGTTCTAAAAGTCAACCAATGTTCATTACTAAACGACCAAACAATAGTATGATGTAAAAGTTTTTCTACATCCTTTTCATGTTTCATTTCTTCAACATAAGGCATCTCATCCCAGTGTAAGCGATGGGAAAATTGTTGTGGATTTGATTTAAGCAAAGGTTCTTCTCTTACATCATACGCACGACAAAACTCGAAGAACTTTTGCATTCGTTCTTCGAGTGACCATTTTTCTAGAAGATGGTTTGTAACTTTACCTTTTTTTAATATTGGTTCTGATGTGTTTCTATATACAATTGAATTATCATCTGATCCCATAAAAGATTCTAGTGTAGCGTTATACATCTTTTCTTATATTCTTCTACAGAAATACCAACTTCATTGAGAACTGTATCATCTGATGGATGATGTTTGCGGTTATTAAAAGTTTCAACTAAACCTAATTCTAACATAGCTTTCTGTCTACCAAATGGATGATCTTTAATTTTACATGAAGACCAAACATTATCCATATCTACATGTGAGTACTGTGCACCAGGTCTCATATAATTCTCAACCCATCGAATAAAATCGCAACAGACATCTTCAGCATTATATGGATACGATTTTGTATCCTCATAAATTTTATCCATAACTTTATCGAGGAATACTTCTTTTTTTATTTTAACAGTGGGCTTAGCCAAATAAGATATACACTCCACTGCATTAGTACCATAATAAAAATGGGATTCTTTGTTGACATACTGTGGATACCAATCGCAAATATCGGCAACAACAGCAGCATATTGAAAAGTGTACCTATTGAGTCCATTTTTTTCGTTCCATTTCCCCATGTATTCTCCGATTTCTCGAAGATCTTTTCTTTCGTTTGCAGATTGTAACCACTCTGCCATTTCTCTTGCAAGACGAGGAGCAAATTCTGCTAAATAATAATCTCCACTTCTTTTATAACCTGAATCTTTTGGTGGTTTAGGAAACTTAGGAAACTGATAACCAACAGAAGTGTAAAATGGACTGGTATGTCTTTTCATATGCCAAATCATTTCTTCAATAGTTTTGGCTTTATGCAAAGTAAATAATAAAGTGTTATGATAACCAGAAGGCTTAGTTGCATAATTAATAGCAGATCCACACACTCTATGTAAAATAAAAAGATATAACCATTCGGGCAAATCAAAATCTTTATGTTTACCAGTCCAACTTTCGGCTACAACTTTACGTTGATCACAATGAAGACCGGCTTGCATCTTTCTCCAATATGGATGATCGTCAGTCCAACCGGACCAACAATCATTCATAATTTGTGAGAATCCTGCAAACTTACGCTCAACTACATCGTATAATTCAATCCAATGCATAAGATCATCATCCATATTTGATTCCATATGAGGAATCATACCATACGGTTCTTCATCAGCTACATTACATTTTACTTGTTGATCTTTAGCAAGGTGAAAATAACGAATGAACTCATCATAATATTCAGTCAACTCAAGCGACATTTTATTTCCTATTTTCGTAAGTCATATATTTTTTGTTCTTCGGGACTTTCAGCATCAACAAATCTAATTTTTTGTGTGTATGCCATATCAGTTTCAACACGCTTTAGGCGTTCTTTTAATTCTTCTATTTCTTTTGTCAATCTTAAATTACTATATTCATTATAGACATCTCCCGTAGTTCTACCTTTGGATTCTTCTGCCATTCTACGCTTCATATAATCTTCATGACCTTCGTGAATCATTGACATTAATAAACTCCCAACTAATATTTGCTTCGTCGAACATTCCGGCTGTCATTCCCCACGATTCTGCCCAATGTTGTGGGATATTTTGTTCTTTCATAACAACTCTTTTTATTCCGACTTGAATTATACCCTTTGCACAGTCAGAGCAAACTGGCAAACCAGATACGTATATTGTAGATCCATCTAAAGAAACTCCATTATACGTAGCATTATATATGACGTTCATTTCTGCATGAACAACATATTTGTATTTGACCTCGCGGTTTGTATATCTACTCGCAAGATCATGTATTCCTCGAGGAAAACCATTATAGCCTTGAGCGAGAACTTCACCTTTAGATCCTACTGCCACTGCACCGATTTTGCTTGACGGATCTTTAGACCAAGTTGCTACAAGTTCTGCTAGCTCAAGGTATCTGATGTCCCATTTATTCGACAAGATCAAAATGCCTTTCATATACATGTAGATTTTGCACTTGCCAAGTAATAGTACCTTGATCAATTTCTAAACCGTTTGAAATTGAATGCACCATATAGCTTTGCCATGCGTAATCATTTTTATAACCATAAACCACATCATTAGATCTCATCTGCACTACAGCATGCAATTTATCGTCTCGAATATAATATGTAACTGCATTTGTACAAATAAAATCATTTTTGTCGTTTGAAAATGCATCAACCCAAATTGATGGACGATTATAAACCATACACGCTCTACGAGAATCTTTATTTAAAGTTAATTCGTTAACGACATTATCATATTGACGAAACCACTTATCGTCAAATACAAGGTATCCATAATTTGAGTTAACTTCTCCATACTTATTTGCAGCCATTTGCCACGCTTTTGGAGGATCGCGATCGTCTGGATAAATATCGTTGATATTAGTAGATCCAGACAAATACCAATCTATTTCTGCATCAATATATTCTTTATTTGGTTTACCAAAAATAGATTCTTCATCTGCAATAAATGAAGCACCAATCATTTCAATAGTTTTTTGGCCTGTTTTATCTGTAGTAAATCTTTCATTTTTTAATTCATTAATAAAATGATTTCTAATATCTTTAACATTCATCACTTGACATCACTTCCTTAATATCTTTACCCCATAGTTCAGCAGGCACATCTTCTCTAGCAGGATATTTTTCACCAGGTTCTGGTTTAGTGTATTCTACTGGTCTTTGTTTTAATTTTGTATTTGGACGATTAAGAAAATCACGAGTTGGATCTTGACCATCCATCTTACCACGACAATAAGACACAATAAACGAACAATAGTTAATCATATCTTTGGCTGAATCTTCGATTGATTCAAAGTTTGGTTGATAGGTTGGATCAGCCATCATAGCTGAAACAACAGACTGCATACGAAGCATTTTTGCATGATTAATGTCAAGTAAGGTTGACACACCATTCGGATAATAGTCTGCTTGTTTAATACGAGAAAACTCGTTTTGATAATCGTTGCCTTTCTTTACTTGAAGTTCGGCACACTCTTGTAGGACTTTAACTGATTCTTTCATAATACACCTATTATACCACATTTACATATTTTTGTACACATATTCTAACGCTCTATCTGCTTCTTTATCTATAGGACGATTTTTATACCAATTACCAGTTTCTGCATCTAGCTCTTGACATAATTTAGCGATTTCATTCGCAGTAATTGGATAATTATTGCGAACAGCTTTACTTGCAATTGCTACCATAATTTGATACATTTTATGATACCAACCAGTATTTGTTATTGTTCTGTATTCTGCTTCCATATTTCGTGGGAAAAAGGGACAATCGCGATAGGACGACCACACCACATTAGTGTTATCGAGCTGTCCTTTTCTATGTTCAATGATTTGTTTTTGGATTGCTTCTGGTAATCGATCGAAGAATTGAGATGAGCTTGATTTTTGTTCATATGGAAATTCTTTCATTAATGCATCTGGATCAATAAAATCACCATCGATAGAGAAGATAAAATTATTAGCACCATCATACTTCGCAGGAATATAATACATTCTAGCAAGGTCTTTTGTCTGCTCATCTCCAATTCCTCCGATGGCTTTCTGTAGCGCGAAATTGAAACTAGAAATTTCGCCATTCGATAGCGTTCTTTTAAGTGGAAATACAAGACGGAACTTTGGAAAACTGACAGTGCTGCTAGCAGTAGAATAACACACGAAACGCCAGTTACGAGTATACTTAATGAGTGCATCATTTAATTCACCTTCAAATTGCATATCGTCAACATCGACAGCGCACCAACCACCCCATTCTAAAACGTTGCGATTAGCCCGTGTAGTACTTATATCATATACAGCAGGAGAAATTAAGTCTGCATCTTTTTTAGAAGCTCTAGGCTTTTCTGATAACGAATACAAAGTACGTTCAAACGCATCGAAGTTAGCAACATCAATGCGTTTTTCAGTTTTATTATCAAACACACTATTAAAGAGCGTTAGTGATATTCCCAATGTTGTCGTCATGATTTGGACCAACCCATCCTTCAGGCTTAATTAAATCTGGCAATCCAAGTGGATTAGGGCGAGATTCTTTTACGCCACGTTCTTTAGTCATATTTGCTGTATGTACTTGTTCCCATGCTTTTTGTGCATCAACATCAAAAGCATCGAGAGTACCAATTGCAATCACACACAGATCAATAAGGCCATCTACAACTTCAGCAGCATCTTTATTGTTAAAAGCTTCTTCAGTTTCATTCAATTCTTCTTTTAGAAAATTAATTCTGAATTGTAAAAATTTATTTAGTCGCGACCAATCTTTATCTTTTTTATTTAATTCTTCACGAACCCAATCATGCACACCAAATTTTTTGTGCATATCATTAATATCATTATGCCATTGCTGCATTATACTTTACTCCATTATTTCTATTATTATACCACATATCGCGGCGATTGTAAACCATTAAACAAAAAAATCTTCAAGTGTATTCTGTGGTTCAACTGTCCAACCAATTGAATCAAGAATAAGTTTTAGTGGTTCGATAAACGTTTTTTCAAATTGTTTGTCATAATCTATATGTTTATGTAAACCAAATTCTTTTGGTAACACATCAGGAAATGCAATTACATTTTCTTTGATAGTATTAGGACGTTTCATATATACAAACTTTATACGAGAACCATTTTGAATGGCTTCATACTTATTCATCATACCAGATTCTTTAAGTGTTTTGTTATATATGAGTGAACCACGTACATGAATCGGCGAACCTTTCTTGTAGATAGTATGTCTATTTCGCCAATCTGTAATATTAGTTACACCTCGAGGAAATGCTACATCTTCAGGAGGTAATTGTTTAAACTCAGATTTAAATTTTTGAATATACGATTGTGTATCAGATTCATTACCAGAAATAATAACATTGAATATTTCTTTAAATTTATCTCGACATACTTCAGGAG